GCAGGTTGCTGAGCAGGTGGTTGTTCTTGGAACGTACGTTGTTGTAATGCTTGCTCATACATCTGAGCTCTGGTGCGAGTAGCCGCTAGTTCACGTTCTAGTTGCAACATTCGCTCTTGGTCTGACGCTGCTGGCTGTTGTGGAGCTGTAGGTGTCGTACCTTGCGGAGCAGTCTGTGCTGGTTCCTCATCAGAAACTAAAAACTGATTGATTTCATCGTCGTTTTCAGGTTCTTTTGGTTGTTCAGTAGTTTCTGCTTGCTGTGCGAATTGTGTTTCTAAAAACGCACTAAGTTCGTCTTGGGTTTGGTCAAAATCTGCCATTGGTTATTTCTCCAGGTCGGTTTTCAGTTTTTTCAATACGTAAACTTGTCCACGTAAAAATTCATTTGCTTCTGAATTTTCGTAGTAGTCACGAGTTCTTTCCAGTTCGAGACTGATGTAGTCCTGAAGCTGTTTGAAAATCGGATTAGCTTTCAGGAAACGTACAATTTCTTCAATATTCGGTTGCTTTTCTTTAGACATAAGTTCTTACCTCAGTCTTGCGTGCGTACACCGTGATGTCAACTAACGCCTGTTCATCGTCTAAACCTTCATTTCGGAAACGATATGTACCAGGAATCTCAATCACCACAGGGTTCTGATTCACGGTCAACTCTACGGGTTTGCCGTCTTGCATAACATCCGCCCATAGATAGTCATCTAATCGGCTCTCTGTCGTGCCAGGAATACCACGAACCAACACGAACTTACTGTCAGTAGTGCCACGAATCATCATAGCAACGGCTTTATCTCCGCACTCTACATGAACAACTCCACTAAAAATGCTTTTCTTGTTAGCCATCAATACGCTCCAATTCATCTTCAAAAATGCACTGAATAACTCGTTTTACGGTGTTCACACCTACACGATTATCTTCGTTTGCTACGTTATCTTCGTACTGGTCACGTGTCAAGTTTAATTCACGTAATAGTACCGCTTTAATTAATTCTGCGTCGGCGGATGAACGAAATCGTCTAAACGCACCTGCTTCTTGTAGTGAAACCTTAGTTTTCACAGCCTGCTCCTTTGTTAGCTATAATTGCTTGAACATATTCTGCTGTCACATCTTCAAACACGACATCTACCGTTGTCACGCCGTTCTCTAGTGGAACATAGCAATCGTCAGTAGTTGAAATCTCATACGTGCCAGGTGGTAGAATCGGGTCACACGGGTCAATAGGAAAATCATGCAAAAATACTTCAAATGCACAGCCTTTTTGACACTTAACAACCCTTTGCACACAAATTTCAATCGGAGCACCACAAGGGTCTCCGTTGATAATGTGCATCGCAGCTGTCTTCAACAACGTGACAGTCTGCGGTTCTGTGGCTACGGTATAGTTATCGACGACAGCAACATCATAATGTAATTGGGAACATCCCATTAAATACCCCCTGCTGTTGGATTAGAAACCAAACCGTTCTGGTTAGCGATTGCTTGACCAGCTCCAGCGTTTCTACCGTCAATAGTACCACCTTGATACATTGGGTTCAAACTACGCACGTCTTGCACCATCGCAGATTGTAGGTCGTAGTCAGGGAAAATACCTTCTGTACTAATCCCACTTGACTTCATAATCTGATACAACAAGCGTCTGATTGCTTCCGCAGGGACAACTGGTTGACCAGTCATAGGGTCTTGCATGCCTACATACGATGACAATGATTGTAACGCCCACTGGAGTTTGTTCTCCTGTGTCTCTTTCTCCACAATGCCACTCACACCACGAGCATGGACACGAATATCGCCCTTGATGGTCGTATCCAACGAGAACATCAATTCATGGTCAATATAAGATTGAATAACTGGCTCAATTACGTTTTCTTCTAGTACACGTAAAGCGAATTTTACAGACTTACTTGCTTGGTTGAGTACCATCGCCACACCGCCTGATGTACGTCCCAATGTACCGATATTCTCGGTCGAACCAAATGCTACTCGTGGAATACCAATAGTCTCGTACCCATATTGCATAAAACGCTCAAATACATTCAGCAACTGAGCCGAAATATCTGGTACGGTATAGAAATTATAGGCTCTACCCTGCATCCCAACCACCGATTTAACCTCACGGATGGTGTTCGGTAGGATAACGTTCACATCCTCATCGTCGATGATACGGTCACTCTCCACCTCGCCTAATACGCCAGATGCGAGTCCCATATTTCTCACCATTGCTACGATGGTTGCCGTGCACACTCGTTGAACATCTCTCAGTCTTGTAACAGGGCACTCGCCCCAGAACGCTCCTGGAATCGGCTCAAATGATGCCGCATAGAATGGTCTTTGTCCTGCTATGTCTGGGTTTAGCACAGCTTTAATAACAATGTCATTCACTGTCCAAATTTCAGCTTCGTACGCTAGGTCTGGATCTCCCACGTCTACACCAAACTCTTGTAGTAGTTCTCCACGGATTCGCCCGTAGAACCCCACACAATCGTAGAAACCCTGTGCGTCATCTTCCAACCCAATCGCATAGTCTGTTGTGTCAACCTCTGGATTTTGGTCGTGTCCGTCCTCACGCTGTTCCAAGTGTCCAGTCGGCATGTCACTTAAAACTTGACGAATACCATCTGCGTCATACCCTGATGCTGTATAATAGCCAACGAGTTCTGAGCGTGAACATCTCCGCACTTCAATCACATACTCTGCATCCTGCACTGTTTGTGCGTTGGGAGCTGGGTAGAAATCGAATGGGCTGATATTTTCTACGGCACGAACTAGCTTATGCTCCACAACCATTCGGTCACCGTTCCACCGTTTCCACGGTCGTCTTGTCACCGCAGGTGCTTTCATAATTGCCGTAGGATAAACCACGAAATTATAAATAAAATCACCAAATTGGCGTAGCCAGTCTGCGTCGTGCAAGCGGTCTTGGATAATCTTATTCATCTTATCCGCCGCTAATCCAGCCATCTTTTCCTGTTCTGCCAATGCTGCATTTTTCAATGCTTGACCTTGCTCCTGCATGGCTTGCTCCATCAAGTCAGGGGTCATCATCGGCATCTGTTGAAGTTGTGCCACCACTAACTGCATAACTTTCTGCGACATGTTGTCGTTCAAGTCAGCCTGTGGTGTCGCTTTAATCGTGAACGGGGCTTCAATCGAGTTCGCAAATACGTCTCGAATCAACCCCACAATACCCTTGACAATCGGCGACGTGATGTTGAAGTTCACGTCAATGTCAGGGTCTAAGGTTTCACAAGCAAGAAGCTCTCCACGCACCTGACGCAGACAGTCAAGTAACACATCGTAGTGTTCTCGCTTGGTTTCTTTCGCCAGCTCAAATCGGTCACGGACATACTGTCCGAGTTCCTCAACAAGACGCTGGTGTTTCTTGCTTGGTCGTCCCATATTGCTCCCTACTTGTGTTTAGTTTTCCCAGTACGGTCGCCCTTCTGCATAGGGCAGCCGTGAGGTGGTTTCTTACCTTGACATGGCATAGTTTACTCCTTACGTTTAGTTCTAGCACGTCTAACCGCTTCTGACGCACATTCTTTTGAACAAGTTTTTCTACCTTGGTACTTGTTCGTCCTGTATATATTGTCGCAAATAGGACATACTTTTTCAATATCATCCACACCAGATTTCTTACGAGCCATTCCCTGACAGCTAGCGGAACAAAAACCTTTCTTAGTGGCGGAGCTTAATCCCATGAATTTTTTACCGCACCAAGTACACGTTTTCTCCTCTCCGTGTGTCTCTACTCGTCTAGCAGTTTTGAGAGCATGCTCTCTATGCCACAACTTACCAGCTTCTGACCTGTGCCAAGCGGGTGCCGCTTTTATTCCTGCCTCGGTAAAAGCCTTAAACTTTTCAGGGTCGGCTTCCACTCGTTTTTTGGCATAGTATCTACAATGCTCCGTCGTCTCCACCATCTCCAAATTGGAAATGTCGTTGTTGGCTCTGTTGTGGTCTTTGTGGTGTATTTGATACCCATCAGGTATCTCCCCGTTATGATACTCCCATACGTATCTGTGCATGGATACAGACCGCCCTGCTTGGTACTTACCTTGGTTACATGGTACTTTCCACCAATAATACTCATTACCAATATACTTGGTAAAAGTCTTTCCGTCAAAAAACTGACGGTCTACTACTGACTTATATTTCTTAGTCATATACGTTCTCCTCTGTAATAAATGATGGAGTACAGTATATGACTTTAAATCATATAAATCTAGCTCTTCTTGTCGAACTTCGAGTTGTTTTTGTCTGCATCCTGTTTTTTAGTCCTGTATACAGGCATTTATAAGTCAAAGCATCGCACAAATCGCTGGCCCAGTCTTCGTGGGTCTTTGTTGGAGTGTCCTTAAATACTCCATTTCTACCCCTAACGCTCTCGTACACGTAGTTGTACTTCATAGCCGCTATTAAGTATTTACAGTTCTTAGTTACCTGTAACATAGGATTTCCTGACCTGTCTAGCTTAGTCAAATACTGTTTAACTGCTTCTAGTCGAGGTTGTAGTTTGTTTGTTCCAGGATGCTCTACTGGTATCCCATGTTTTAGTAGAACATCATAAGGAGACACATCAACGGATTGAGCTTCGACTAGCCCTGCTGGGTCGGCGGTAGCTCCTGCAACCATGTTATGTGGGAACTGCGTTCGTAACACTGGTTTGACATGTTCAACAATTAATGTGTCAATAGACATATCCTCACCCATAATCTCATCCACGACAATTACCCTGCCGCCTGCGGTCATTGTGGAAACCAAACAAACAGGCGTACGTCCGAAGTCGAAAGACAGATAAAGTGGAGCCCCTGCTGGCACGTTAAACTCAGGTATAACGTGTCGTTCTTCGTTGAACTCAGGAAATACAACCTTACCAACTCGCAAATCAGAGAAGTCGCCTAATACGTAGGCGTTAATTTTCTCACGCTCCGCCCCTAATTGAGCGTAATAATATCCGTAACCATTTGGGAGATTTTCTATATTTTCAGCCGCGGCGTTAGGTAGCCAGGTTCCATCGGGTTGTTCTAGCAATGCTGGCGGTTGTTTGAAAATCTCCATATATGGACGACCTATGTTCTGAGAAATAACCCCGAACTCTTTATCCTTTTTACCCATATACCAATCGTATAACCAGTGGTTTTTCAACGGACCGTTGGTTGCACACCACATTCCCACCCACGATGCTTTGCCGAACCGACCTGACGGGTAACGACCGAGACGACGGTCAATCGCATAAATTAGATGTTCAGGGATTTCCGAAATCTCGTCCACGAACGCAAAGGTAGGTTCGGCACCGAGTAATTTATTCTGAGCTTGTTCGCTATCCACCGCCACGAACTCAACATCTAAATGTACTTTCGTACCATCGTTCAAATCAAATCGTGCGTGCCCCATAAGTGGAAAACCACCCAACCTGAACGACATTAAGTTACCAAGCATAGTCTTAAATGACGGAATGGTAGTGGATTTCAACATCTGATATGTATTACGGACAACCAAGCAGCGAGAGTAGCGTACACCATCTTTTGCTGCCTGTTGAGACATAGCGGCTATAAGTATCTGCCAAATAATTCCTGACGTTTTAGCGGAGTTACCTGTACAGAAAATCTTACCATTTCGTCTCGCCACAAACATACCAGTAGGTGTAGTGTAGCAGTATTTATATCCGTCAGGACTATTCACTGCTTCATAATCAGCGGTTTTCATATTGACCCAGCTTGTCTTCTTATTCACGCCTACTGTAGCCCTGTATGTGGTATTCCAGTTAGGGTCGTCATACTCCTCACTAGTTATAACAGACGGTATACCGTTACTAACAAAAGCGAACTGAATAAAATCAACATTAGCTTTCTTGGCGGAGCAATAGTAAGAGCCTTTCTCTCCTATATTACCATCCCACAGCAAACTTTCTTCTGCTATAACTAGCAACTGTCGCTTACTGGCTGAATAATACTTAGACAAATCTTTGTTGTATTCAGGCGGTGTAAATCTGAAATGGGTCTCCGTCGGTCTCTGCGGGTATGTTACTTCTGTGTAGTCAATACCAGCTTCGTCCAGTAATAGTCTGATACGTTCCTTCTTACGCTCCTTACGCACACAAACATCTACTCGCTTACTACGTTTAACGAGACTACCATCTGCAGATACCATAACTTGTACTCGCAACTGAACGTCTGTTAGCGGGTATTCTGTGTCGGAGTTATAGTCGAATACAGTAGGTATTTTTGCATTTCGCTTAGTACCATTCTTGAACTGCTCTGCGAGTTCAGCTCCTGTGATTATCTGCCATCTGTTCTCCCCTCTATTCTGACTATACAGAGTTTGATACCAAACCTTGTGTTCATCACTAACCACCATGTCTAATGCGTATGATGTAGTAAAACGGTGCAACTTTTCTGGACACTCATAGCGTAAGTGTTCTGATTTAGAAAAGTACCCAGTCTTCGTGCTAGGGTCATACACCATTATTACATCAGGTGCTTCTGCAATAGACACCCAACCATTAGGCGTTAAAACCTCTGTATCACGGTCCAAACATCCTGCTGGTCCAATCGCCACTTTAATTCTAGCGTCAGATAATGCCATTCTATGCAGAGTTGGGTACATCAAAAAGTTAAAACCAATATCATTCTCGCTCTGCTCTGCTGGTGTGTCTATTGGAGCATAGTTGTCCATCTCTGCTCGGTATGTAGCTTCTTCGTTCTCCGAGACAGTCCCAGTATTTGTTATCTGTGTCATAGGCTCTCCTGTTTGTGCCAAATAAATGTAAGTTTATTACTTGGACGGAGTTACGTCAATCACCTCTCTGACCTGTTTCACACTCCGTAATGGTCTCTGCTCCGTCGGCAACGGTGGTATCAACCCACCTGGACCCAGATTCACATTTAGTGTCAAACCGCTCGCCTGTTTAGCACTGCTACTCTCGTCATTCCGATTAAGCCCACCTGTCTCCTGTGTACCGCCAACCTCCGACAAGAATTTCATCGCCGCAATTTTATCTCGGTCTTTGCCAAACCTGACAATATCCCATACATAGTCAAGCCCTTGGTCAACATACTCCCTTGCTTTCATCTGGATAAGAGCGTTCGGACTCGCCTCAGATATTGCTTTTAACTCCCGCATCTCTTTTTTAAATAACGGCAACTCCACAATAAGCTCAAAATCTTCTGCGGTAATCTGATATTTGTCCAGCACCTCAATTAGTCGGGTACTGCCAAACAGTAACAATTCACGGCACAGCGTCGGGATATAAATCTGCTTATAATACCCATAGTCCAATCCTATGTTAAACTCTGTGGGTAAAGCGGGCGAGGAGCGAGTCTCCTCTAATTCTTGGTTTTTCATCGGTAATTCCTTATGGCGTATCAACAATATTTTAAAGGTCAAACATTCCCACCAGGCTCAACGTTCCCCGACCACTGCATGTTTGAGAATTGTACTTTCCAAGCTACATGCACGTTCGGTGTAGGGTGCCACTTTGTCGGCTGCACGTTCTCAAAGTGCTGCCCACGAAGTAATTCAAATCCACCGTCCGAAATAAAGTCAGGCATTGTCGTAAACTCAACCCTTGAGAGTGTATCCCTCGATGCGAATACATTAGGTCATAATAACACAAACACTGGG